GTTTATAGTTGCGTGATTGGTGACAAGGAATCTAACCATATCTACACTTCTAGCATGACACGCCCAATGGAGCGCACTTGCTCCAAATTGATCGGTTGCGTTGATATCAACGCCAGTTGATAATAACGTAGTCATTTCAGCTAAGTTATTTGTTTGAACTGCTCTAACAAACAAATCATTATTTTGTTTGGTCGTTTGTTCTTCAATTGATGTCATTTTTTATATTATAATATAAAAAAATGTTTATATAACTTCATACACATATGACGAAAGGGATTATACATATGTAATATATTTAGAGTTGTATTTATCAAATATCTCTTTTCTCTCAGATGATCTTACTAGGTTTATAACATATATCTTCATATATATGCTAATAATAAAATATATTTATATAATACACATATGATACCAAAAAACATATTTCTTTCTTATAAAAAACTTATACCATTTAGAGTTTTACATATGTGGAAAATCTTAAACCCAGATTATAAAATAGAATTTAGTCTTGATTCGGATTGCGTTTCATTTATGAATAAATATTTCAGCCCTGCTATAAGTAAAAAGTTTAATGACTTGGAATTAGGATGTTATAAATGTGATTTATGGCGTTTATGTAAATTATATATATATGGAGGAGTATATGCTGATGTAGATTTAGTTCCTCATATGTCTATAGATGATATTACATTAGATAGGTTTTCATTTTATTCGTGTTTAAGTTCTGTCCCAAATAGTATATTTCAAGCATTGCTTATAACAACACCCCGAAATCCTATTATATTATCGTGTATAATATCATTTATGGCTAATAGACCTGAAAAAATATCACTTGGTCCGACGAAAGATATGTATAATGTTTTACAATATATATATAAGACTCCGATATTATCTGATATTCCATATATTACTAATACTATCCCTATTAAGATAAATATAGGAAGTAGCACAATGCCTTATAAAATAATAGATTTATTCGTTGATTTCCCCAAACATTCAAAAATAATACTGGAATATAATAAAACAAGTAATAAATTTACGATGACTATTTATAAAGATAGATTAATAGTTCGCAGAATAGATAAGAAAGAAAAATGGTTTTATAATCACGTGGCATATATTATTATAAATAGTCCTCAATCGACATATTTATATAAAGAAGAGGGTCCAAACAACGCAGATATGTTTGTATCATATAAAAATCAGAGAGTATGTAATAGTAGATGTCCTACGTATACATTAGGGTGGGGGTGATACTAGAATTACTATATACATTTATGGTTTCATCTTTTTTCCTAAATATAATCAAACTATATCCCCTGATGTGTAGAACGCAAATATGAATATTATGAAATAAACAGCAAACACCATGTCTAATCTAGATAAATATGCGATAAGTAATGCTACTAATGCTTTTTGCGATGATTCTTTTAAGTGGTCGTCTTTTGAGTCCCAGCAATATATAGTAAATGCTATAACAAGAACTAACGAAAACATAAACCACGTGTTTTTAATATCGTTCCGTATTATATTGAGTTTTTTACGTTTGTATAATATTAATATTACAATCATACTCCACGCAATAATAGCAATTATTAATTTTTGTAATTCTTTTGTTTGTTTATCCATATATATTATATAATATATAAGTTTGTTGCTTTGTAATCCATATATTATATCCTTTGCCCAATATTTACTGAATCTATTGTTGATTTCATATTACATCTTGTTATAATTGGTTCTAATAAAAAGTATCCATTATATCTATGGAGATTTTCACGCAATATTAAATCCTGTTCTATTTGCGACAGAGGATATACTATTTTATATAACTTCATTGCGCCTTTTTTTCTAATAACATATCCGTGTGATGATATATTGAATCCTTTCATATTTGTTCTCGAACCTTTTACAAAATACTTATTAACCTGTTTTCCTAATAAATATTTTCTCCCCAAATATAAAACATCCCAATCATCGGGGAGTTTGCTTATGAAGAACTCTATCTTTTTTTTGAAATTATCATCGAATTTGATATCATCCTCTAGAATAACGTGTGTTTCTTCAAGCGGTGATGCTATAATCATTTTCCACAAAGCACAATGAGATAAAGCACACGCAATAGAACCCTTGAGACTTTCAAAATAACTTAGCGGATGGTCCTGTAAGAATTTATGTGTAAAATATTTTCTTGATAATTTTAGTTTCTTACCATCAATTGCCTTAAATCTGTTATAGATTAGTTTATTAGATTCTATTGACTTATTGAAGTTTAGTAATCTGTCTGTTGCGTATTCTAAGTTTATAACATAGAATAACATTAAAGTAATATAAGATATTTATAATTGATTTATGATTTATTTAGAGTATAAAATTGACTATTCGTAGTAATCAGACAACATATGCCACGCCATATAACCACCCAAATTGTGTCGCTTGGCACCGATTACCTTTTCTTTAATTGATGCCTGTGAATTATATGATATCATTTCTGCGTTCATCTCAGGTGTTATACGTGATAACATATTATTTCCAGTCGCATAAACTATATCTTCTGTATAACTATTATGATTGCCTAGCTTTATTGTATACACGTGTGACTTGGAACCCTTATAATAATTTTCGTGTATATCTGAATAGCTATATGCGGAACCATATTCATATGGCTGGTGTAATCCATATGAATTATCATCGAATGCTTTCGATTGGAATGTTCTACCATAATAAGGTAATCCTAATACAAGTTGTTTTGGGTCAATTTTAAATACATTTGTTAACATATTTATTATTGTGTCGGTTGATAATGTAAGTCTTGATGAGTCTTGAGATTGAACAATACCAGACGAGTGATTATTATGGTCATCAAACCATACTTGATCGGATGAAGAACCACTTTTTGTCATTATTGAAACCTGTGCTTTTGTAACATCTGCCAGCGGCACACCTTTAGATGTTACTATATCTTTCAACACATTATAGAATATAAGGGGGCATTCTCGAGGGGGTGTTTTTATAGTCAATATATTATTATTATTATTAAATGTTGTCTTTGCCGACTTAATACAAGTATCCCAGTAATGTGGACTCTTTAAACTATTACTATTACTATTACATATATCGAGTACATTCATATTTGTCTTATTCGATAAAAATCCACTAACTTGACCACTTCCCCAAAATCCATTATAATCATACGCCATTATATTCGCAAAATCAATATGACCACTTTTAAGAAGTGTTGTTGCCGTATTAGCATACCAATGTAATCCCCAAGGAGCACCAGCAAGGGCTATACTTACTTCAGATGCTTTAACATCATCTTTAATTGCTTTTATAAATGCGGAATAATATGTTGGCTCTGAATATCCTTTAGTCTTTAATGCTTTATTATCTGGAATACTTATAGGCAATCTGTATGTTGCGGATTTACACATTGACCATTTACTATCGTCAACAAGTTCATTATCATTATATGCGAAACTAACACATGCTTTAGATCCTTTAGCACATGGTCCAATTTGTGTTGGTTCACTTACTTTACAGGCTCGTTCGATTCCATTATTATCTATACACATTGAAGCAATCGGCGGTCTTCCCGGATATTCCCAATCAATATCCACACCACTTACCCATCCTTTATTATGTAAAAATTGTAAATCCTTTTTAAAACTTTTATACATAGGGGTTGTTAATCCTTTTTCAATTTCTTTTGCTAAAATGTGTAAATTATCACCATATCCTTCTGTCCCTATACCTGTATTATTTGCGATATTCCATCCTCCAATAGTTGGCATTATTCTAACACTTTTATTTGATTTGTTATTAGTAACTTGTGAATGTATATTTTTAAATATTGCTTTAACATATTCAAAGTTTTCCATTGCTTTATCTGCTGGAAAACTTTTTTGATAAGATGTGTTTATATTATTTAACCAATTGGGTAAATTACTGGAACTAGAACTTCCTCTATCGCTAAAACTATTTGGTATAGTTAAGTTCCCGGCTTTATTCACTGCTAAAAACGCAATGTTAATATGTGTATATGTTGATAAGTCAATGTCAGCAAGTGAATAATTTTGCGATTTTGCTCCGTGTGATTTTGTATTACCCCCGAAACCAATCCCAAAATATCCTATAGATCTGTTTCCTGTCAAAACGTCTGACTCCGAACTTAAAAATGTCGATGTATTTTTCCAAGTATCTGCCGCTAACTGATTTAATGTTCCTTTACGATGTGTAACTGGAACTGGAGGTGCTGGAGGTGGAGGTGCTGGAGCTGGAGCTGGGGCTGGAGGAGGAGGTGCTGGGGCTGGAGCTGGAGCTGGAGCTGGAGTTCTTGATGGCTTTATAAAATAACATCCGGTGGTATTATTATATAATATTTTCATTATATACTATATAATGAAAATATTATGAAAATCGTTAATTTTAAATTATAAAAATGAATTATTATGCGTAATAATCAGACTGGGTAATAATCAGACAACATATGCCAACACATATATCCTCCATAGCCTTTATCTGCTGCATATTTAACTTTAGTTTTAATTGATTCTTCTGAATTATATGAAATCATTTCTTCGGTCATCTTAGATGTTACACGTGATAACATTGCACCACCTTTAGCATATACAATATCTTCGGTGTATTCTGGGTTAGATATACCGCCTTTATCTAACATAATTGTATATACATCTTTTTTATTACCTGTTTTGTAGTATGTTTGATGTATATCAGAATAACTATATGTTGTTCCGTATTGGTATGGCTGATATAATCCGAGAGAACCTTTTGAAAATGAACTTGTCAGTGGTGTTACCAAATTATCTGGGTCATCTCCTGTTTGGAAACTTCTTCCGTAATATGGTAATCCGATGACAAGTTTGTTAGGGTTAATCGCATATACATCTGTTAATACACGTAACATTGTTTTTATAGATAGGGTTATTAATGGATTTTTGGAATCAGTATAACTATCCGATATATTTTGGGTATTATCATCAAACCAGTTATGATAGGTGGTAGTATCATAAATGGTATTAAAGAATTTACTTCTACTTTCGACTAAGTTCTGATTTCTATTATCCACCCCTAGTAAATTATATAATATAAATGGACAGCTCTTTGCTTTAGATGGAGTATAATAGTTATTATCTGATGCTTTTGTAAATTTAAAATTAACATCATCTGGACATCCGTTCCACGAAATAGCACTAGGTCGGCATGCTTTCGTCTCTCGTGGTTTACATCCAGGATTGGAGTCTGAGGGCCAAATACATTGATATTTTCTCCCATCATATGACCCGCATACTTCTTGTCCAGATTGACAATTTGTATAGCACCCACCGCCATCTTTGTATGCGTCGACGCATTTTTCTGATTGACACGTATTTGCAGGTGGTGGTGGCATTTGACATTTTTTATGAGTTGTCATATTTGTGAAATTTGCTAAAAATCCACTCGTTTGTCCACCACCCCAGAAACCATTATAATCATACGCCATTATACTTGCAAAGTCAATAATTTCGTACTGGACTAATAATTGGTATAATGTATTAATATACCATGATAATCCATTCGGAGCACCTGCCATAGCGATACTTAATTCTGATTTCATTTTAAATGTTTCTTTTTTTATACCGTTCATAAAATTTAAATATGGGGGTAATAGGTCAATGCTATAATCTGAATCTAATCCGCCATTTGATATTGGTTTCCTATAAGTCGCTTTGTTATTGCAATAAAAGCGACAAGCATTCGTTTTCGAGTCTATTCCACCCGGACATAACATACTCTTTTCATATGCAAACGCAGAACACCCCTTATTAGACAATGCGTCACACGGACCAATCTGAGTTGGTTCATTTACTTTACACGCTTTACTGACGCCACTTTTATCTTTACACATCGATTCAATCGGTAACCTTCCCGGATATTCCCAATCAATATCAATACCTTGTATATAACCGGGTTGTAATAAGCCCTTAATATTAGTTATAAATGCTTTTGCCATTGGACTATATGCCATACCATCTGTTGTAAATCCTTTTGCTGTATTATTTAAATTATCACCATATCCTCTAGTACTATCTCCTGTATTATTAGCAACATTCCATCCACCAATACACGCCATGATTTTAACACTTGGATTATTACTGCTTTTAACTTGTGAATTTAAGTCTGTAAATATTGCTTTAACATATTCAAACTTTTCATAATGTTTATCAGCTTTCCCAGCTGATGTACCTTTATAAGTATTATTAACATACTCCAACCACTTAGGTAAGCCTTTTGTTGACACAGACCCTTGAGAACTAAAACTATTTGGTATAGTTAAGTTTCCTTTACTATTAATTGCTAAGAACGCAACATTAATATGAGTATATCTAGTTAAATCCATTTGATTTAATGCGAAATCTTGTGATCTCTTTCCATTAGATTTCATATTCCCCCCAAATCCAATCCCAAAATATCCAACTGATCTAAACGCATCTTTACCACTTGCTTTTAAAGGTTTATTAGCTGCTTGAGCCGCATTATAAGCCGCTTCACTAAGTAGTCCTTGTGCAACATTAGTATAATTTATTTTAATTTCACTTCCAGATATTGTAAGTCCTGTAATTGATGTCATTATAATATATAGATAGAAAATAAATTAAAATAAATTAAAATAAATTAAAATAAATTAAAATAAATTAAAATATATTTTCTAGATAAAAAATATATTATAGATAAAAATATATTATAGATAAAAATATATATTATATCTAATGATTTCGCCATATACACAACTTATTAAATTATGTGACTCTTCAAATTTAAACGAGATAAAAAGTTTCTATTATAAAAATATTAAAAATATTAATCTAACGAAATATAATTGTTATATATTTCGTTATATATGTGAAACTAATAAAATAAACATTCTGGATTGGTTATACCCACTTTATAATTGGAAAGTACAGATTAATATAGGCGATGAAGAAACAGAAGATGGGTTATATTATTGCTGTAGAAAAGGGTTTGTTGGTGCGATTAAATATATATATTCTGTAGAACCCGATGTTAATTATAATAATGTATTTCGTTTATTATGTCAATCGGGATATTTAGAATTGGCAAAATGGATTTATAAAGAAGAAGAAATTGATATTAATTTACTTAATAACAATACTTTCAAAGAAGTTGTCGATAATGATCATTTACCTGTTCTCAAATGGTTATATGAATTACATAATTTTGACAAATTAATATATAATAATTATGTATTCCAACTAGCGTGTAAAAATGGTAATTTGGAAATGGCAACTTGGATATTAGATATAGGCAGAGTAGATATCCACTTTAATAAAGAAACAGCATTTATAAACGCGTGTGAATTTGGACATCTCAATATAATTAAATGGTTATATGATATTGGAACGATTGATATATATGTAGATGACAAATATGCCTTTAACATTGCGTGTACGTTTGGACATTTGGATATTATGAAATGGTTATATTCTACTGGTGATTTTAATCTTGAATATAATTCTTATTATTCATATTTTTTGGCGATTAAATATTCCCATATTCACATATTAGAGTGGTTTTATACAGATTGTAAGATTGATTTAAATAATAATAATAATAATGGATATTTTTTATCAATACAACATAATAATTTATATGTATTAAAATGGTTATTTGAGAAATCACCTATCGACATATCAACCAGTAACCATCTAATGATTTATATGGCGTGTATATACGGCTCATTGGATATATTAAAATGGTTTTTATCATTTTGTAGTTATGATATCCATCATAATAATGAATATATATTTAAACGTGCGGCAGAACACGGACATATAGATATTTTAAAATATCTATATTCGTTGGGTGGTGTTGATATTCACATCGAAAGAGAGCATTGTTTTATTATATCGTGTGAACTAGGGTATAAAGAACAAGCAGAATGGTTATATTCACTTGGAGGAGTAGATGTCAATATTGATAATGATTTCGCATTTAGAATAACATGTCATAATGGGTTTATATATTTGGCAAAGTGGTTATATGATATAATAGATTATGATATACATAAGAATGACGAATATATATTCAAATTAGTATGTCAAATGAATTATTTAAACTTTGCTAAATGGATTTATTCATTAGGAGATGTTAATGTTAGAATTAATAATGATTTGATTTTTATAAATATGTGTGAATTGAAACATATTAAAATAACTCGGTGGTTGTGTACTATATGTGATAAATATAAAATATCTATATCGTATAATAAAATCAACCCAATAATAGTGGATTCTATTAAATTTTATCTAGAAAATAAAGAATGGGATAAAATCCTAGATAACTATAAATGTGCGATTGTATCATATAACCATACAACTGATGATTGTAATATAGGAGATTGTAATATATGTTATAATAATAGTAATTTTGTATCAAATTGTAAACATAATTATTGTATTGAATGTATTACAAAATGGATAGGTGAAAAAAACAATACTGAAATAAAATGCCCGTATTGTCAACAAGATTTAATATTAAACCAATGTACTTATTATAAAAATGATTAAATCTTGATTAAATCTTGATTAAATCTTGATTAAATCTTGATTAAATCTTGATTA